GAGATTCCTTTAGTTTTTGGTCAATGTATTGTAGGAGGTCATACAATTACAGCTTCAGTTGAAGTAACAGATGAAAGTGACCCACTAAGCGATTGGATTGGAAAACCAGGGCCACATACGATGAGAGTTAATGGAGAAAAACTTGATGCAACATTTACTCAAAATGAAAAAGCAAGTATTGGAGTTAAATTAAAAACTTGGACAGAGCAGTTAATTCCTACACAATCTCCATCAGGCATTGCAGACGGGTCTTATACAGATGCTTCTGTTACTTATCTAAGGACACCAGGATCAGGTAGTGATTCAGGCTCTACTTCTATTCCTCTAAGCGGAACAAGTAGCGAATATGATACCGATGGATTAAAAGATTTAGGTTCGATAACAGGCGAAAGTCCTAGTGATGCTCGCTTTGATACATCACGTTTTCAAATGGCTTTTTTGTTAGATAATGGATTACATGATAGAGCCGCAGGTATTGGAACAGAATCAACCTATATTGATGGTTTTATTACATTTCAAATTATTTTCAAAAAAGATGAAATTGTTGTTGGAACGACTCAATTTACAATTCAAGGAATGTTACTAGATACACAGGATTACCGATGGGCAACAGAATTTAGTTTTGCTAAAATAGAACATCAAGATACTTATACTGTTTACGCTAAGTTGATTGATTTTGGTGGTGATCCATTGGTAAATACATTAAGAGTTGATTACATGGGTTACAATTTCTTAGGAGATTAATGGCTTTAAAATCAACCTCTATCGTTAGATTAATTGATGTCCTTTGTGAAGGACCAATTCAGGAATTAGTTAACTGGAAAAAAGGTGTTTATTTAGATGAAACATCTATAGAAGCAGAAGATAGTACACAAGAAGATAGAAAGTATAACTTTACAGAGACACTTGAACAACCAGGAGAAGACCCAAAACAAGTCAATATTGAATTACATTATAGAGGGGGAGGTCGAACACAAGATGAGATTCAATTTGTCAATCAAAATGATATAGATAGCCAAACAGTTGTAGCTGTTGGTAAAGAAATAGGAGCAAATTATAGTGAAACATTAAATGTCGATGGAGAAGTTGAAACAGTATTAGATAGGAATTATGGAGGAGGGCAACTTATACAAGCATTAACAGATCAATATATTGATGACATTAAACTTACTTTCACCATTCCAGCTTTATTTTCTAAAGCAAAAGAAGGATTAGCAAAAGGTCAATTATTCAATGCAATCATTCGACTCTTTGTCTATATAAGAACACCAGGTCAAGGCTGGTCTAAGGTTTGGTCTAAAGATATTGAAGGCATTTCTATTAGCGAATATCAAATACAAACACCTTGGATAGCTGTTAGAAGTGATTTACCTTATGAAGTGAAAGTTGAAAAGAAAGCTAATGGTGAAGATGATTTTGAAATAAAATATACAGACTTTGAAGATGAAACATTAAAGAAAAAACCATTATCTAATGACCGTGGTAACAGGGTTTTTCTTACAAGTATTTCTGAAAAGATTCATAACCATGTTAACTATAACCATACAGCTTTAATTGGTATGGGCTTACCTTCTAGAGCCTTTCCTCAAATACCAAAAAGAGCATATAAAATAAAAGGTTTACTTGTTCCAACACCAGAAAATGCAAATGTTCGTGATGATGGAAGTTTAGATTTTCCATCAGGTACAAATTTCAATGGTCGATTAGTTGATCGATGGACAACATGCCCTGTTTGTATTTTTTATGCGCTTTGCACTAATAAAACATGGGGAGCAGGTGATTTTATTGAACAAAGTTCTTTAAATTGGGTTGATTTATATCCATTAGCTCAATATGCCAATGCGTTAGTAACAACTCCAGATGGAACAGAACCACGCTTTGCAATTAATACAGTTATCGGTAGCCAGAACTCTGCTCATAATTTGATCCGTGATTTGGCTTCTGTTTTTAGAGGCATGATTTTCTGGTCGTCTAATACAATTCAGGTAGCAGCAGATCATGGAAATCTAGATAAAACAGATGTTTCACCTGTTCATCTTTATAGTAATTCAAGTGTAATTGAGGGTCTTTTTAATTATTCTGGTTCTTCTTTAAAAACTCGAAGTACATCTATTAAAGTTCAATATAATGATCCAGAAAACTTCTATAAACCTAATTTTGTAATTGTTGAAGATCAAGCATTAATTAATAAATACGGTTATCAAAAGAAAGATATTACAGCATTTGGATGTTCATCAAAGTGGGCTGCAAGACGATTAGGAAGATGGATGATGAAAGTTGAAGAATTAGATCAAGAAGTTGTTAGTTTTTCTGTTGGACTTGAAGGTGTTGCTGTTTTCCCTGGCCAAGTTTTTGAAATAGCAGATGAATTAAGAGCAGGTTCTAGATTATCAGGACGTATTGCGACAGGTGCAACGACTACAGCAATTACCTTAGACCAAGTAGCACCTACTTCTGGTAATTTATCTTGTGTCTTGCCTGATGGAACGGTTGAAACTCAGGCAATTAGTTCGGGTTCTGGCAATGTTGCAACAACCGCAGCTTTTACACAAGCACCACAAGCTCAAGCAGTTTGGACTTATACAACAACTTCAATCTCTAATCAAAAATTTAGATGTTTAGCCGTTGATGAGCAAGGTGATGGGACTTATACGATTACAGCGTCACAATTTAATGATTCAATTTATGAAGCAGTTGATGATCTATCCAATGAAACAAAAATAGAAGAAGACAATATAAGTCTCTTTAATCGTTGGCCTGCTTCCCCTCGTAATTTAAACTGGTCATTTTCTCAAGTAAGAATTAACAATAATACTGTTAATAGAATTACATGGACATGGGATCGAGGCTTAAGTGGTTCCGCTACTTTATTTGTTGTTTCTTATTTAGGTGTTGATGGTTGGGTTACGACAGAAACAGAAGCAAGTATTTTCAATGTTGATAATTTAAAGCCTGGAAATAAACTTTTCTTTGTTGTTAGAACCAAATGGACACTTAATAATCGAGTATCAGCTCCTCTTTATCAGTTGATCACAGTTCCATCTCCAACAGCAACAGGTGGTTCTATTACTAGCGCAATGGTGGAAGTGCCATTGCCTCCTGATCCTCATCAAGTTGATATTCATCTAACCTCAAATGATGAAGGTAATTTGATGTGGACTGTTCCTAGTTCATGGGGAGGAAACCTTTCAGATTTAACAGTAATTATTCGACATTCTCCAAAAACTGATGGTACAGGAACATGGCAAGATTCAACTTTATTGAGAGAAGTCGAAGCGAATACAAATTATGCTGTTTTGCCGTTAATAAATGGTGAATATCTTGTTAAATTTAAAGATAAAAACGGTGGTAAAAGTGCAAATGCTGTTAGTGCAATTATTAATATTGCTGATGCACTTCCTAGATTAAGTCAATCAGTAAGAAGAGAAGATCAAGACAGCCCACCATTTCAAGGCCAAAAAGATAATGTTTTTTATTCTGATGAATATGACGCTTTAGTTTTAGATGGAATTGATTTTATTGATGAACGAGCAACAAATATGGATACATGGGGATCAATGGATTTCCTTGGAGAATTACAAACTAGCGGAACATATTACTTTAATAATTATGTTGATTTAGGTGGAAAATTTAGTGTTATTTTTAAAAGGTTATTAACAACTAGAGGTCTATATCCTAATAATACAATTGATGATAAAACTGCTTTTATAGATACATGGTCAGATTTTGATGGAGCGTTAGCAGATGAAACAGATGCAGATTTGTATTTCAGGATTAGTGATGTAGCTCCTACTGTTGGTGATTTTGATACAGAAGACGAGGACTTCTTGTTATTAGAAGATGGCGATAAGATCGAACAAGAATTAAATACAACATTTGGTGATTGGGTGAAGATGGAAACAGGAAGATATACCGGTCGAGTTTTTCAATTCAAATGTGAATTATCTTCTGCAAGTGTTGATCAAACTCCAATTATTGATGAGGTTGGATATACATTATTATTTGATGCAAGAACAGAAAGTAATTCCTTTGCGTCAGGTGCAGGTGCAAAAGCAGTTACATATACAAATGCTTTTTATCAAACACCAAAATTAACGATTACTGCGAGTAATATGGCAACAGGTGACTATTATGCAATTACTAGCGAAAGTCGAACTGGCTTTACAATCCACTTCTATAATTCTAGTGGATCAAGTTTAGATCGAAACTTTGGTTATGTCGCTAACG